AAATTTTCAGAATAATATGAAGAAAATTCAGGCAGAGACATTTCGGATAGTTCTTCATCTGGCACTCCCTTTCCTATCATGTATTCAGCAAGATATCCCAGAATAGAGGCTTTATCTCTATGTTCTAAATAAATTTTATTCCAATCCTGAGATAAAAAATCAAATATTTCCTGATCAGCTTGTTCCAGGTTTTCTCTTACAATGGATCCGTCCGGAAAATCCAATCTTTTTAAATTTTGCCTGTATTTGGAATAATCAATATTCCTATCAATAGTAATATCAATATATGAATTGTCAAATTCTGGAGTCCGGATCATTGAGCCAAAAAATTTATTTCTGAAATTTCCGAAAAAATTCTTTATTCCGGAAAGGAATCCTTTTTCAATCCTGATTTCTTTCCCTGAATTTCCGGTAAAAAGAAATTGAATATTAAGGAAATGCAGCAACCAAAAATACTGCATTTCCCTTAAATACCTGTGACTGGAGAATGGAGACTCTCTGACCACGTTTAGTCTTCTTCTAGTTCCTCTAAAATCATCTGGACTTTTGACATAAATCCAAAAACAAGCTCCTCTCCATAAGTATCATTTTTTGCATATGACATCAAGGCATCATGCAGTGAATTGAATTTAGGACCAGGAACATCCAGAATGGTTGAAGCAAGAAAATCAGGAGTCAACTTGGCATCATCCACAAGATCTTCTTCAATCAGCAAAGTACCCACTTTTAACAAAATTGAAAAAATTAAATCTTTTGGTGATTCTGAATTTTTAAGGTATGATGAAACTGAATCCATCAATACTTTTTTTGACTTACTGGATAAAGATAAAACTGTTTTTGCAAGTCCAGGAGCTTCATTTTTAGCACGGGAAAGATTTTCCTTTGCTTCTTTTTGTCGCTGTTTCCTGTCCTTTTCTTTTTCTTCAGCTTCACGTTTTTCACGTTCGGCCTCTTCTTCAGCTTCACGTTTTTCACGTTCAATTTTTTCTTCTTCAGTTTCTTCTTCAGTTTCTTCTTCGGCTTCTTCTTCGGTTTCTTCTTCGGCTTTTTTTTCATCCGAATCAGGATAAATGTCAGACAGGGAAAGTTTATGGTTTTCCTGTAGCCATGCTTCGGCTGCATCCCTGGTATTTTCTACAGTTTCTGATTCAATAAGTGCTTCCAGTTCTTCTTTTATTGAATTCAGTTCTTCTTCGGTTTTTTCATTATTTTTCTTGTTCTTTGCCATTTTAAATATTCACCTTAATTATTAATTTTAAAATAATTCTACTTTTTGTGAGGGATATCGGTAAACCTTTATTCTATACCCATTCTTTTGAATCTGCTTTTTCTGATATCATCCAAGGTTTGCTTTTCTTTTTCTTTTTTGGTTAAATCAGGAATATTTTCCTTTTTACGTGTTATTACAGATCTTTTATTCCCTATTACTTTATTTGCAAAATACCTTAAAGCATCCATGGCATGATCCATATTTTTGATTGGTTCTTCTTTTGCATTCTGATTGTCTTTTGCAGGCTGCCAGGAATAAACCGAAAATTCTTCAATAGTTTTGACGCAAGTTCTGAAAATTCTCAATTTTTGGCCTTTTACGGCAGTCATTAGCTTAATTAATGCCTGAATTCCGGTTGCAATGTCCTTGTCAGCCTTAATTGTCTGTATTCCGGCCTCTGCCATGGTTGCCCTGTCTTCAGCATCATGATCAGCAACAATGAACAAATTCGGGAGTTTTCGCCTCTTTTTAATTTCAATAGAATGCAATCTGACAGTTTTCTCTACCTGGTGTATTTCATCGGTCAAATACCAGGTTTCATTGGATTTGTCATAATAAAGCCAACCAAAGAAAAATGGATTGGTATATCCAAAATCCACTGTTCCGGCTGAATCCCAGGTTTTAGGGATCTTGAACGGCTCTACAATCACACTTTCAAACATCGGGTAAACCAGTCCTTCAACGTCAACCCAAAGTCCCTCGTAAAGCCTCTGCCTTTCCACTCCTGTTAATTCAGACAGTCTCTGAACATATTCCTTGTCCAGAAAAGGATTGTCCAGGGGACTCCAATTTCGACGACACATTCTGGAAACTCTGCTTTCAGCAAGTGCCTCTTCTGTTTCTGGATCCTGCTTTAAAACAAAATATTTATAGATCCAATGGAATCTATTTCGCGGATTACAGTCTATGAAGAATTTATTTTTAATTTCTTTCCTTCTGAATGAAAGTCTTGTAACAAGTTTTTGAAATGTTTTATAAGTGATCTGAGTCGCTTCATTAATAAAAATGGTATTGAATTCAGATCCCATTATTTTTTCTACCCTGTCGGAATCATCCAGTCCGGAAGCGTATATTTCAGCTCCATTGTAGAATTTAACTATATGATCAGATTCATTAATCCAATAATCTTTATTTCTTTTTAATCCGGCATCTTTTAAGGCAGGTAAAAGAGTTTGTTTCCAGAGAGTCATTCTTAAATGATTCAGTCTGTATCTTGCCAATAAATGCCTTGATCCAGGGGACATCAGGCATCGGTCTATTATGTTTCTAACGATTAAATAAGTTTTTCCGGATCTTGCTCCTCCATCATAACATATTTCATCAATTATTTTGCTATGTAATTCATTATTGAGTGCATCAAATTGTTTTTTAGAAAATTTGTTATTTTTGGCATCAATTGATAATACCTGGTGTTTTCTGATTTCAAATTCATCTAAAAAACTGGAATCATTATTGGTTGTTTGCTTTGTCTTGTAACTCTTTTGCACGGACTACTTTTTCCTGATATTCTGGCGTTAAACCAACTGCCATAACCTGAATGATTCTTTTTCCATCTTCATCATCTTCAGGGAGTGGCATTTCCCTGAGTGTGTCAGGTTCTCCCAAGGCTCTTAATTGTCTTGACCATGCCATTGTCCATAATTTTCCAAGTTTTTCCAGTTTGTCATAATTGGTAACTCTGATTAAATTTCCATTTTTATCTTCGATAACTTGTGATTCCCAGTTTTTTTCGTTCTCGAATTCCTTCATTACTTTATTGATAATAGTCTGTGATTGAGCGTGCATCCGAAAAAGAGCATCACTTTTTCTTTCTGCAATTTTATCAATGGCCTGTAATTCGATTCGTTTTTTTAGTTCATCAAGATCCTTTCTCCATTTCTGGTTATTAATTAAATTTCGGATTTTAACTTTTGGAATTTTATGTTTTTCTGCTATTTCCTTTAAAGGCATTCCGGCCAAATAATCAGTTTTTATCTTTGTTTTTTTAATGGCAGATATTACTTTATTATTTGGATCTTGTTTATCATTCATTTAAAAACTTTTTGCACCACTGTTTTGTATCTTCAGTAAAGTCAGCATTCAGCATCCATCGTAAAAATCCATGATCACTTGAAACATCTTTCCCTATGTTTTTTGAAAAATTAAAAACAATAGTGCCATCTGAATTTCGTTTGAATTTTCCGGCAAAGTCAACCATTGATTGAGTGCAAAATGCAGATATCTCATTTATGTTTGAAAAGGTTTCTTTATATCTATCAATTTGACCTGAAAAAACAAGGAATGAATCGTGAGCATCTTCAATGGCTCTATGATTGGTTTCACTGGATATTCCTTTGTAAAACTTTAAAGCACTGGCAAGATCCCTTTTTTCCATCAATGAAAAAATTGTATAAGTATCAATGAATTCATATTTTTCAGTCGGGAATATTAAATTGCATCGGTAGCATTCTTTTATCAAAAGAGGTATATCGAATTTTAAAATATTATGCCCTGCAATAACTGTAGAATCAATCAGAAAATCAAGTATATCTGTTATAATACTTTCTATCATTGGAGAATTATCAAGTTCTGGCTGTGAGATTCCGGTTATTTCTTCAATTTCACTGGATATAGGTATTCCTGGATTAATTAATGATTGAAATTCATCAATTTTGTTGAATTCATCATCAAATTTTATAATTCCAATTTCAATGATTCTGTCATTGTCTGTATTAAGTCCGGTTGTCTCTAAATCAATAAAAGATATCATAATACCTCCAGTATATCACGATATAAAGAATCGGAAACTTCCCATCGTCCTGATTCCAGTTCTGCAATGTAGCTTTGAGAATAGCC